GTTATTTTCTCCCCACCAAAAATTATTTTCTCAAGCTGCATGATATAAACTTTTACGATTTTCAAAAATGGACGCAAGTAACCCAGTATTCGAAGGTGTACGCACCACTGTTGGAGATTTTAAAAACGAAAATATCATGTTGAAAAGACAGGACTACAAGTTCCTCCAGGATCTTGTTCAAAACGGCAGAAGAGTCCTTGTCCCTGAGAGATTAGGGGAGCAAATAGCTGTGAATAAGGCTACAATCGATTTTCTAGTCGACGAAAGTATGAAGTATGGAGATTCGGGCAAAGTGAACGTCCCGCTGGAGAAGACGAGAGATAGAGTTGTTGTCTCAAAATATCATGCTCAAGGAATGGAGCAGAAACAAGCTTACGTAAGTGTGAAGCGAAAGTTCATCACTAGACCAAGGAACAGGATAATGGTAAATGCACTCGCACACTATTGTCCTAATGCGGAAGTTAACATCAAGAAGATGGTGTTTTGTGGTGGAACTGCTAATGGGTTTATAACACGACTCACTAAGTGGGCCCATCGCAAACCTATGAATGTTAGAGTTGCCTTGTCAAGGGATGGACTTGATCCTAAAGATATTCTGAGGGAGAGAATGTCTGTTGGAAAGCTACAAGATTGGCATACACCACTCATGGAGCTACTTTACAAGGTTGAAGTGAATAAAACCACTGATGCCGGACCCCCTTTCTTCCAACCGAAACATAAGTGTTTCGATGAGGTTCTGGAGCTTTTAAAAATAGTAACAGACCACATTTCGAAGGGTACGTTTGAAGAGTTTCTTGCAGAAAATCCGGAGGTAATGATGTCACATTGTAAAAATAAGATGGACAGGTATGAAGTCGCAAAATTGGGGGTGAAGACTAGACCTTATTGGTCCTTTTCTTCCCCAATTATGCTGCTGATCTCAATATTGTGTCAAGATTTCACTAAAGCGCTGCATAAGTTTGATAACACCAGAAATCGCTATTGCAGCAACGCCTATGGCTTCTCGTATGCCCATGGCGGTGGTTTGAGGATGTGGAATTGGATGCACGATTTGAAGGAAAGAGAAAAGAAATTCATCTGCTATGGAGATGACACCAAGCTAGTCTGGAAGAAGGAAGGAGTGATCTATGAAGTGAATCCAGATTTCGAGCAGATGGATGGGTCTGTTGACAAAGAAACAATCAATGTTGCTGTTGATTACATTCTAGAGTGCTATACTCGACAGTACGGGGCAAGTGCTTTCTTCAAGTTTGTAGGAGAGATGTGGAAGCAATTGGCCTGTGGTTCTGAGTTCTTTTGTGACGGCACAAGTGTACACCGAAATGAGACCGGATTGATGACAGGCGTGGTGGGGACGACCTACTTTGACACCGTAAAAAGTGTCATGGCCTATCATCAATTCGTCCATCAAAGGATAGATCCCTTTGACGAAAAGAAATCTCTTGATTTCTTCCGAAAGATGGGTCTAGTTATTAAAGAAGGTACGTGGACACCGAAAGCCGTCAGAATGGAATTGGAGGAAGGTGGAATAGGCACGGAACAAAAGTTCCTTGGCGTTTCCATGGTTGTCATAAAAGGAAAGTATGATCTGGAACCTGTTCCCTACATGGATGAGGAGGATCTGATCATGCTTATGGGAAATATAAGACAACCTGTCGAGTACAAAGGTACTGCTGACAAGCGAAGAATGTTTGACACAGCAAGAGGGTATATGGTAACTGGTACATTTCATCATCCACGTCTGTGGAGTGCCTGTGGCAAAATAATAGATGAGACTGAACCAGATATCATATGCCAAAGGATACAATCAAATTCAAATGGCGAGAGACCTGAGTTTGTTATGCTCACTGATGAAGATTTTGTCTGGCCAAGTAGTGATGGTTTCCCAACAAAAGACTTCTGCAGGGATGTCTATTTGTCGAGAGACAACAGGCTTGGGGGAGAATGGTTGCACGTTTTCCCCGACTTGAAGGACGATTTACAAGAATTCCGAGAGAAGCGCGAGCATCTCAGAGGAGTGAAACCGAAAGGTGTCGAGGAGCTAGACAACACTCAAGGTGAATGGGGGACAAACGATGATTTCAATTTCATCGAAGATAAGTTCAGAAAGGTTACCGAGCCTAGAACTGTGTTTGACCCTAGTGCAGATCAAGAAATTTTGCCAGGGCAGAAGTTTAGGATGCCGAAGAACATCGTGAAGTACAGAGATCGTGATGCTGAAAGTATGAAAACAAAAGAAGACAGGTTGGCGCAAGTCGTTGATGAGGTCGATTTCATACACAATCAATATCTGAAGACAGTGCTCCATTATGGAGATTACTGGCTTACCAAACAGATGTTGATGAGCAGGGACTTTGTTCCTAATGCCAAAGGATTTTGGACTAGAAACAAAGACGAAAGGATGTTGCAAATTTGCGATGCTTGGCCATACAACGCCAGAAGAGCCTTCTTGGAGGATGAGCTTTACAAAAAGCAAAAGAAGAAGGATGAAAAGGGTGATGATGAGAAAACTCAATCTGCAGGCGAAAAGTCTGAATCTGCACCTAGTGTCCAAGGTGAGCCTGATGTGAGGGCTAGAGATATCCATCTGCTAAGCGGTGGAGAGATACGAGATTTGGCTGAAGACAAATGGTCATCTCTTGTACCTTTCAACGGCCCTGTAGATGACATCTCATGGCTTTCTGCTCAGTTTGGAGCTAAGGGTATGGTGCTTATGATAGCTACAAAAGTCCTATCGCAATCACCAAACCCCCGTGTGCAGGTTGAATTAAAAATAAAATCCAATGGGAGGTGGCTTGGTACAGCTGTTGCAACAAATGCAAAGCTTGCTAAGCAAAAACTTTATGCTGCGATGGCACATGTCATCAGAGAGCATGACTGGTTGGCAGTGGTAGCTGGCGGTGGAACAGTCTTGACTTCAGAATCTGAAGAGGAGGAAGAAGTTAAACCTATCCCTGCGCCAAGGAAGCCCCAACCAGCCCCAAGAAAGATTGTTACCTTAAAAACAGAACCTGAACGTAAGGACCCGAGAGATTACGATGAGAGCGACGGTGCGGTGGGCGGTCACCTACCGGAGACAACTGTAGAAGATGACGATCTTGATCTCGAGTTGGAAGATGTGGACATCAGTGGAATCCCTGAAAATGAGGATGAATTTGATGCCTACATGGAAGACTTGTTGAAAGAGTGAGAATGTTGACCAAAATCGTGGGGTCTAGGTAAGTTGCTTTTAACACAAGTGATGAACTAGCCTTTCCGTTTAAGCCGG